CGAAGGCAGGCCCCGCGGGAGCGGGGCGCGGCCATGTCGATTTGAGCAAGTGAGGTGGCATGATGGCTGGAAGAGACGGGAAGATATCAGCCCCTTCTGGGCAATACGGTTCCCCAGATGACGTGGTCCGCGTCGAGCGTGTTATCGACCATTGGAGCAAGAGATCAACTCCTGAGATCAATGCGAAGTTTGTACGGCCCGCCTTCCAGAAGGATACCGACAAGTTGCGGGGGGTCAGTAAAGCGGACAGGAAGCCAAAGTGATGACAGCCCCTGCGACCTGGGTCGAGGCCAAGTTCTGGGGTGCTATTCGCAAGCAGATCCCGTCCGACTGGTTCGTGCGCAGGATCGAGGACGCAAGCGGTAACCTCGGGACGTTCGATACCTACCTGGCCCATGCCACTTACGGTCAGGGTTGGCTTGAGCTGAAGGTGGGCGGCCCGAACGAGAAGCCTGACCTGCGCAAAGGGCAACCGGCTTTCGCGCATGGTCTGGTTCAGGCAGGTGTTCCGTGCGGATATCTGGTCGGCAGCATGAATGGCGAGGTCAGGCTGATTGGTCCGATGACGATCGGCGAGGATTGGCGGCATCACTTGATCCGGCGCTGGCCCCGGCTTGACGTGCCTGCGGTGCTGGACGACTTGTTCAATCGCAACGCGCTGCGGAGGGTGGGCTGATGCCGGGTCGTCCGTTCACGTTGGCAGATGGGGACAACCCTGCACCCAAGGGCAAGGGCCGGCCGCGCGGTCATTCCGTGAGCGAGAAGACGAGAGCTGTGCGCCTCAAGCTCGACCAGATGCTCGGGGATGCGCATCGAAACATTGCCAAGGCGCTGAAGAAGGGCGATGTGCCGACAAGCCGCTGGCTGGTTGAGCACTTGACCAAGGAGGATGGGATCAGGGCTCCGAGAGACCTGCTCGAGCCTCTGGTCCAGGCGCTTGAGACGCTGGACGATGTGGCCGAGGTCTCGAAGCGTGCGGTGCTGATGGCGATCAACGGGGACATGACCTTCGACCAGCTGAAGTTCGTCCAGGAAGCGCTGGCCAGGCACTCAGTCCTGTCCGGTGTCGTCGAGCTTCGCAAGCTGCGCGAGGAGGTTCAGGCGATGGTGGACGCGGCGAACATCGCGCCGCAGGTGCTGGGCCGCGATCACCTGCCGTCTTGGGGCAGGCTTGCCAAGGACGTGACGCCCACGCATGCTGCCGGCCAGAAGCTGCCAGCCGAGTGAGCCATGAAGATCACATGCCCGCCTGGATGCCTGACTGATCTTCCCCCTCTGGCGTCGGAGCCGTTCTGGTTCCACTCGCTGAATGTGCGCTTCAGGCTGGGCGTGCCTGAGACTGTGGGTCTGTTCGCCAAGGCGCTCGACCAGCTAGGCAACCCGATCCAGCTGCCGATCACGAACCGCGAGGTATCGCTTTACGGCGATGCCCTACTGCTCATTGCGGGCTCGGGGACGCAGCTCGTGGTCTCTCGATGGGACACGGGCGATATCGACCTTCTGTCTGCGCCGGAGGCGGGGCCGACAGGCCACTGGTGGTATGCGGCGACCGAGAAGGAGATCATCTGCGGCCGGTCCAACCTGACCGGCAAGACCTACGTGATCAACCGCGACACGCTGGCGCTGAGCGTGCTTCCGAATGCGCCCGATGGTGGCATGGGTGGTGGGATCGTAGGTGGCATTCTGCTGAAGGCAGGCACGAATGGCGTGGCCGGTGACGGTCCGGACATGGTGGTGCGCTGGTCAGCGCGGCAGAGTGACCCATCGTCCTCCGGCGGGCCTGGTGGTCCGTTCGGCTTCGAGGACTGGACGCCGAGCGATGTGAACGCTTCGGGCGAGTTCCTGCTGGACGAGGGCAGCGTGATCCGCGGTGGTGGGTCGACGCAGTTCGGCTTCATCGTGTGGACGGACACCCGAACCTACCTGCTTGCGCCACGGAACGACCTTTACGTTTTCACCCGATCGGTGATCGCTCTGCGCGGGCTTTTGGCCAGTGACTGCTGGACTGAAAGCGATGGTCGGGTGTGGTGGTATGACCAGACCAGGACGCTGAACGTCTTCGACGGTGGCGGGGTGCGGCAGGTGCCGAACCCGATGCGTCACGCCAGCACCGAGCTGATCCTGAACGAGGAGCTGAGCCTGTGCTTCATGACCTCGGACACGGAAAATGGCGAGGTCCTCCTGCACTATCCGCAGCAATCCGGCGGCTTCCGTGAACTGGCCTACAACCACGTCGACAACGCTTGGTATCCGTTCGCCTTGGGTCGGATCGCCATGACGGACGCGCATGGTGATCGTCCGACCGTGGGCATCAACGAGCAGGGGTCGGTGTTCCTCTACGACCTGCGCCAGGCGCTGCTGCCGAGCATCACCTTCCCCTTCGATCCTGGCGTGCCGCTCGATGAGCCAGCGCCTGCCATCGAGCCGGAGCCGTATTCGTTCTTCCTGATGACGAACTGGATCGCCGCCGGGAGTGCGGCGCTTGAGAGCCTGCGCTCGCGGAACGTGGTGATCCCCCACACCCTGACGCAGGTTCCCGGTACCGACACCTCGGCTGATCAGCTGAAGGTCACGGTCCAGAGCTATGGCCGCATGGACCTGAGGGAGACGCCGATCATCGACGTCCAGTCGCGACCTGTCGGGCAGATGCTGCGCGAGATGCGGGCCGGCGGCAAGGCGCTGCAGTTCATCTTGGCGGGCGATCAGATCCGCACGCACATCCGGTTTGGCCCCTTGGATGTGGAGGCTGACGTTTCCGGCAAGCGGTGATATGCTACGCGCATCCCATGACTTGGGCGATCCCCAGGCGAACCACAAAGGAGGGACACATGGCCAAGGCAACGACCCCTGCGACTGCGACCGAGACCGCTGCTGCGCCGGAAGGCGCGGGCCTTGATCCGGCGGCGAACACCGAGCCCGTGGCTCCGGAAACGCTGCCGGGTGACACTGGCAACACCGAGCCCGAGGCTCCGACCGAGCCCGCGCCCCCAATCGCCAAACTCTCGGCCTATGAGCAGGCTGAGGCCTTCATTCCCGATCCGTGGGACCAGCTGCCCGAGGATCCCGAGGTCAGGCGGCTCTACCTGGCCATCCATGGGGACGTGAACTTCTTCGTCCGCTGATCCACCATGCCACTCCTTGCCTACATGATGTGCAGGGGGGGGGGTGAGGGGCAAAGCCCGTTCGCAAGGGTGGGCTTTGCTGGAGGTGCTTCGAGGACGCGGTCAAGGCTTCGGAGGGGTTCGACCATGGTTCGGATGAAAGCCAGCAACAATCTCAGCCCCGCGACGAGCAGCTTGCCTGTCTCGGCATCGTACGAGAACAGTTCCCGCAGGCGTTCGATTGTGGGATAATCGTTCATGGTGGCGCTCCTATCGCTGCCATTAACCGAGGGTGTCAGGATTGCGCCCTGACACCCTCACCCTAATAGCAATCGGCCACCTTGGCAGGTGGCTCGAAACTCGAAAGGAGTTGCGAATATGGCCAGGAATACTTTTCAGGGCCTCATGCGGACCACTTGTGGCCGCCCTGCCTCGGTTGCTGACCGCGCGAGCAATCCGCCCGGTCTGCCGGTCAACATCACCCGCATGACGCTGGGCGGCGTGATCCAGCTGCGGGCCGTGAACATCGGTGCAAACACCGTGGTCATCGGCATGCTGCCGGCCAACTTCTTCCTGACCAAGACGATTGGCATCATCGCGCCGTCCGGCGGTGCTGGTGCGACGGTCGCCGTGGTCCTGCCGGCCTATCGCGGGCTGCCCGAGGTGATCCTGCAGGCGGCTGCCCAGGTCGTGCCGGGTGCCGAGACGCCGATCACCCCTGGCCGCAGCTACGGGATCGACCGCCCCATCGCCCTGCGCGGTGTGGCTCTCACCCAAGGGCAAGCGAGCGTTGGGGTCATCGGCTTCCCGCTCGATGACGCATCGGTGTCGAGCGACTGATGATCAGCGTGGGGCAGGCAGCGGGGCTCGACCGGGTGCGGGACATCCTGCTGTCGCAGCCTGACTACCTGGACTGCCTGCCTGCGGACTATGAGAGCCGGGTGATCTTCCCGGCTCTCGCCACCAGGAAGCTGCGCTTCCTGTGCGACTATCGGGCCTTCGTGACGTGGTTTTGGCCCGACTATCCCCCGGATGGCATACCGGATGGCCGCGAGTTCGCGCAGGATGGACCCCTGTGCTGGATCGTGGATGTCGTGGCCATGCCCGGGGTCAAGACCATGCGCCTGGGGCGCGAGGTTGCCGAAGTGATGTACACACATGCGGGCGTGTGGGACCGTGAGCGGGTGAGCTTCATGCGTTGGCCTTCGGGCCGGTATGGCTACATCACGGCCCGGGCGCCGGAGGGGGACCGATGAGCGGCCTGTTCAAGCCGAAGCAGCAGACGACGACGCAGACGCAGAACCCCTACGCCGGGCTGCCGTCATGGGTGCTGGACTACTACAAAGACGACGCGGCGACCGGGTCCGGGATCCTCGACAGCTCGGCCGGGATTGCCGAGTGGCTGGCGAAGAACCCGTCTGTCGTGGTGGGCATGTCGGATGACGAGAAGGCTGCGCTCGACGGCGTCCTGAGCCAAGCGAACAAGAGCATGGGATTGCTCGATGATGCCCGGGGTGCCATCGGCGGTGATCGCTTCATGTCGGCTTACACCGACGATGTGGTGAACACGACGCTGGCCGGGATGGATCGGAACTTTGCGCGTGACGTGGCTGCGCGCGGTGCGTCGGAGGCTGCGATCGGTGGGATCGGCGGCACGCGCGCCGCGGTGGCCGATGCGCTTGGGGGTCAGCTGCACGGAATGGACCGTGCGGCGATGGAGGCCAAGCTCAGGGATGATGCTTTCAGGTTCGGGACGGAGGCCGGGTTTAACGAGGCAGGCTTGTTGGAGAGCCTGGCGGGCGCGGGGATGCAGACGGCAGGTCAGGCCGCGCAGTTCCAGAGCACCTTCGGTGCGATGGACCGCGACCTCAAGCAGAAGCAGCTTGAGGCGAACCGGGAAGCAGGCCGCGATGCGATGAGCTGGTACACGGACGTGTTCAACTCCACCCGTCAGCTGCCTTCGACGGGTGGCGGCACGACCACCGGGACGCAGCCGGGCAAGAGCCTCTTCTCGAACATCCTGGGTGCCGCTTCGGCGGCGGCCGGGATCTGGTCAGCAGTCTCTGACGAGCGGGTCAAGGAGGACATCGAGGTCGAGCACGACGCGCTCGACAAGCTCCGCGACCTGGACGCCTACCGCTACCGCTACAAGGACGGCTACGGCCACACCCGGGCAGAGACGACAGGCCTCATGGCGCAGGACCTCGAGCGTGCTGGCATCGTCGGTGCGGTGGTCGAGCGTCCGGATGGGGTGAAGACGGTCGAGCCTTATGCGGTTCTGGCCACGGTCCTCCAGGCGGTGAAGGAGCTGGATGACCGGACGAGGGCGAACGCTGGCCTTGAGGCGGCGTAATGGACCCGTACGACATCTGGCAGCATGCGGTGGATGGGGCAACCCGGGAGGATGCGCGCAACCTCGACCCGCGCTTCCTGACCATGCTTCAGCAGTTCTACGGCGCCGCCCCCGAGGACATTCGGGACGACCTGCTGATCATGTCCGCCTACCGCTCTCCGCAGCGGCAGGCGGAAATCTACAATGCTGCGGTGGCGAAGTATGGCAGCCCTGAGGCTGCTCGCAAATGGGCGGCCCCTCCGGGCCGCTCGAACCACAACAAGGGTCTGGCCATCGACTTCCGCTATGCCACGCCTGAGGCGCGGGAGTGGGCGCATGCCAACCTTGCGGCGCATGGCCTGGCGCTGCCGATGGGCTATGAGCCGTGGCATGTCGAGCCTGCCTGGGCGCGGTCTGGCAAGGGTCCTGCGATGGATGGCGCAGCGGCTGGGCTTGACTATCCGGCCCGGTCTGGTGCTGGACTGTCGATGGGTACGCCGGTCGAGGCTGCGGGGCTTGAGCCGCCCACGATGCAGGACCGGATGGACAGGGCGGCGACCCTTTTCGGGTATGCGGCCGAGCTGATGGATTGAGGGAGAAGGCTGATGCTGAACTTCACTGGATCGTGGGCGCGGGCTGCAAACCCCGGGATGCCGGCGGCGGTCAACCCGATGGGTCAGCCGGGCGCTGGTGACGGCACGGGTGGCGGCCAGATGATTGGCTCCCTGAGGCCGAAGCCGAACCCGCAGGCCGGGCTGAACGAAGCTCCGAAGACCTCACCGATGAACGGCATGTTGCAGTCGTTCATGTACCAGATGCTGGGGATGAAGCCGCCGAAGCCAAAGGCCAGGCCTGCGGCCCCTGCTGCCGGGCTGGCAGAGAGCAGGACTGACCGCATGGATCGCGCCCAGCGCCTGATGAATATCGGCGCTGGGTTGATGGACTGAGGGAGGGTGGCATGGCTACGGGGTCGGCATCGCGCAATCCATTCGGGCCAGAGTACTGGCGGCGCTCGATGGAAGAGGCTGTCCAGAAAGAGGCCGCCAAGCGGGCTGCCAAGCGGGCTGCCAGGTCTGCCGGACTGGGAGATATCGGGATCTCTGATACCCCGGATGCTGGTCTTGACTTCACGCAGCGCCCGCAGCCAGCGCCCGGACCGCGCGTAGTTCCGCCGCCGG